TGGTATATGATATGAACCATCTTTTCCTTTTTCCCACACCCCAACAGTTCTTAATACATTATCTTTCATTTTTGATTTTTTAGCCTTTTTATTATGACTATGAGAAACTTCGTTATTGAATGGTGCGGTCTCATTTTTCCATTTTTTTAACCCCAACTCAATAGGTCCGTTATAAAGTCCGGCAGTAACACTTGTATTTGCTTCAGATATATCAATAACACCTTTGTTTTTTTTCACCTTTTGAACAACCTTTTTATAAGGTGCTTTTGCAAATTCATCATCACCCTCTTCACCAACCTCAATATTCCAATCTTTATTTCTAATTTTTTTAGAAACAGATTCCTTTTTCTTAACATTTTTATTATTCTTACTCATTTTACCGTCCAAAGAATCATAATTGTTTTCGGAGTTAATATAATTAGATACAGGTTCAACAAAAGGGTCTAAACTATTACCCAACCATTTTCTCAATCCAGGTCTTAATGGTGGATTATATGAGCCTCTACCACCTGAACTATCAGATGTTGCCTCATTTATTTTACCTTTTCTATTGTCTTTCATAATAAAAATTCTTATATATAAATATCAAACAATATTAAAATGGAAGAACAAAAGTTATTTGGAAAATTATTTAACACAATACCTTTACACGATGAAAATCATTTGGAGACTATACTTGTTACCATGAATAAAGAAACCTCGATGTTTCTTATTATTGAGGCAATAAAATTTTCTCATAGAAACGGAGTGTTCTCAATCGGAGAAACTGAAGTTATTTCAAAGGCAATTAGAGTTATGACAAAGGAAGAACCTAAATCAACTGAAGATTAATTAGAATAAAATATTTAACACATATTTAAATAAACCGCAATCCCAAATTCGTTCATAACCCAATTCAGAGGTCAATTCTTTTTCAGTTTTATTAAAATCTAAATTTGGAAATCTTTTTTTCAAATTGTTTTTACCAAATCCAAATTTGTGAAATCTTTTATATCTATTAACTTTAGAATTATAATAATAGTATGTTGGTTTTGTCACGGATTCCAAATTAAAACCTAAGTTAGTATAAAAATTATTTAAAGGGTCTAAAGTCCATCTTCTATCGGCAAAACTAATAATTGATTTTGGTTTAAATTCAGTTATAAATTTTTTTAGAAATTTAGACCCCAATCCTCTGATTATATAATCAGATTTTGTCGAATACCTACTTAATTCAAATTCACCATTATTATTTTTAGTCATATTTCTACTTGAATTGAATGTCATTACTCCAACCAGTTCATCTCCATAATAAGCACCGTATGATATTTTTGATTTATCTGGACCTTGTATGTGGTATTTCTTTAAAAAGAAATTTTTATCTTCAGTACTGATTTCTTTTATTACTAAATTTCTACCACCAATTTTAATACCATTGTTAACCTTTAGAATATGTTTTAATTTAGTTTTAACTAAGTCTTTATTGGTCATCCACTCGTCCTCAAATATATGAATTAATTTATAACCATTTTGATGACATTCAATTGTTTTATTTAAATGGTAATTTATATTTTTCCCCATAACTTCAGTATGATAATAAAGACCGTTGTATTCGATACAAACTTTAATGTCTTCTATAATTAAGTCTATTTCTTTACCTTCTAAAAGTTTTCTATTTTTACCCTTAACAACATTAAATCCTAATGATTCTACAAATTCTTTAATCTCTGTTTCTCCTTTTGATGTCCAAGTTGGAGTTGACACTAAGTTTATTTTTTTCATATTATCACTTAGTTTATCTGAGGTCGAGTTTGAAATTATTTTAGAATTTGGAAATTTTAATTTATATTCCTCAACTGAAATATTGTGTTTTGATTTTAAGTGTTGATTGTTGATTGATTTCATTTTCTCTCCACATATAATACAACTAACGTGATTCTTGTTTTTAAGAAGTTCTATTTTGTTTAAATACTTTGAATGGTATTTAACATCTTCTGGAAACTTTTCTAAGTATTCATCTAAGTCAATATTGTGAATAATAATGTGTTGTTCAAAACATCCTGATTTATTTTCAATATCGGTAGTAGTCCAATCACATAATCCACATTTTCTAACCTTACTTTTTTCGATTTTAATTATTTCAAAATATTCTTCAAACCATTTTTTATTATTTAATTTTTCATATTTTTTTCTTTGATAATTATTTTCAGGTATCCAAACATCTCCGTAGTTTTCTATTATATGTTTAGTTAATTTACCTGACAAATTATTGGGGTCTTTAATCACAATATTTGTTTTTTTACATTTTGCGACTAAATCAAATTCGTCTTCACATTTATATAGATTAACTTTTGATGATTCTATTAAAGAACTATCACCTATTTTTATTTGTCCTCCTTTATTATTTAAAATAATATTATTATCTATTAAAATCTGACGAATTTTTTTATGTCCGACTTTATATTTTTCGGCTAATTTATGGGTACTAGGCATTGTAGTATTATATAATTCTATAATATTTACAATATCTTCTTTGGTCAAAATAGTTTTCATATATTATTAAATATAAAAATAATCCGTTTATTTTTAAACCATTCTAAAATAAAAAAGGTCAGATTTCTCTGACCTTTTTGTTATTTTATTTAAGATTTGATTATCTCAATTCTCTTAAATCAAATGTACGAACTCCATCAACAGTGATACGAGCGTAGAAACGGTTGTTTACCATCTTTTTCGCGTATCTTGTCATAATACCTTTAATAGGTGTGAAGTTAAATGGATTATACATTGTAGGTGTTAATTGTAAAGGTACGTACGGTGCGTAGATGTAACCTGTATCAAGTAACGATGTACCTTTATGTCCAATCAAAATTTGATTTGGTGGGAAATAAGGGTCACGGTACACTTGGTAACGTCCTGCTAAAGTACCTACTCTTTCGATACCCATATTGTATTGGTCTTGCTCCGGTGAAGCGTTAGATACGTGGAAGTATTCTAAATCATCAAAGATAGCAGAAATCTCACTTGATACAACAATCCAGTTAGCTCCACCACGAAGAGTTGACTTGTGAATTTGAGCGGATAATTGGTTGATAGTTGTAATCAAAGTTTGATTCCAATCTTTTTGAGTGTAAGATGTAGTTTGTTTAATTCTTCTCCATCCGTTATAATCCCAACGTAAGTTCCAAGCCGCACCTTTACGTAAGTCACGTAAAATTTCACGGTCGATTTCGGCTGCAACTTGTTCAGACAATAAAGCCGTTAATTCAGCCTCAGCATCGATGTTATGGAACGCCGCAACGTCTTGAGCAAGTTCTGGTGACCATTGTGCTCTTAACTTTCTTTCAGTCACAGAAACTGTAACAGAATCAAGTTCGAAAGAAACCTCACCGATTTTGTCTTCAAATTCTAATTCTTCATAACGTCTGTAAACAGCACTAAACGCAGTGGTACCTGTTAAACTTGCGGTATCAGTTATAGTTACACCTGTGTAACCATCTAAAGATGTTGCATCACAGTCAGCACATACCGGACAAGAAAGGTCTACTTCAATATAAATACAACCTGTTGCATCACAAATATCATAGAAAGAACCTCCGTTACCAGTACCAGCAAAAGAAGTTGGTGTTACCCCACCGTATTGAACAATACCTTTACCATATTGTTGAGTTACAACACGGAATAATAATGGTTTTGGTGAACCTGATTCATCCTCAAACACATTGGCACCACAAGCACCGGTTTCGATACCATTTATCGCATCAACTGCGAAAATTTTTAAATCAGCCAAGAAAGTTTCAGTATCCATTTCATGCCCATCAGGCCCGATTAATTTACCAGCTCCAAGGTTAGCATTAAATCCACATAATTTTAAAATTAATTTTCTAACATTTTTATTGTCCAAGCTAATGTCAGTTGTTTCTATATTAACTAACGAACCGTTGCTCCATACAGATAATGAAGGGGCTAGTTCTTTTAATTCCCAACGACCTTTTGAATAGTCAAATAACCCTGGAGGGTCAAGAGCCGCTTCATTTCCTTCATAATACAAATCATAAAGATTTTTCTTGAATGCTCCCGCTCCTGTGTAACCTTCTGAAGGGTTTTGAGGTGAGTTATAATTACCCGGAGAACCAATTGGTGCGTAATGGTCACCTGATTGAGTGTCGTTTCCACCGTCATAACCTTGAATCTTAGGTACGAAGTAGAATAATTTACCGATTGGTAAATTCATAGCTTGTACAGAAACTAAGTCATTCGCTAATAATTTAGAGAATACACGTCTAACGATAGGGAATACAACTGTTTCAAACGCTCCGTTTGAACCTTCACCTGTAGCTTCGTTAATTAAATGTGATGCTTGGTTTTCATATAACTGTGCAACATTTTCTTTTAGGTGGCCTTTAAGACCTTCAAGGAATCCTAATTTATCCCATTTGTTAATTGTATCTTCTTTGATAACTTTAAGGTGTTTTAAACCGATGTTACCAACAAGACCTGATTCTAATAATGCTCCCATTTTTGTTTTTTTTTATTTTTATTTATTTATTTTTTATTTTAACCTTTTTATTTTGCTGGTTTTGCAATTTTTTTTAATTTAATTAATACGCTACTAAAATACTTGTTCCGTCAATAAAATTAATTACTCTAGTTTTAATACTTTCTGTGTCATTTAATTTTGGATAAGTAGTCTCTTCACTAACATTATCAACCAAAAATGTATTTACATAAGGTTCGTATTTGGTTTCTTTAATATAATTAACACCATCAACCAAAACTAATTCTGCGGTTCTTTTATAATCTTTATTAAGATTTAAATCTTTCATAATAAGTTTTATAAGGTCTTCTTGTATATTGGTATCTTCTAAATAAAAAACTTTTTTACCTAAAAAACCTTTAGATGTGTTACTCAAAGTAACCTTTAAGTACGAATCTGCATTTATATATAAACGCTCAATTAATTTAATATTTGGGAAAGAAACGAATAGTTTACCTTTTAATTCATAATCAACCGCTAATTTAGGTGCGATGCC